CAGGTCCACCACATCAACGGCATCCGGGACGACAACCGGATCCAGAACCTAGAGCTCTGGATTGTTCAGCAACCGGCCGGGCAGCGAGCCGGAGAGCATTGCGATACCTGCACCTGCGGGCAGATCAAATAGTTTCGGGGAGTGGCCGCTGCTCGGGTGCAGTAATGCGACGACCGGCCCTCCCCCAATTCTTTGGAAGGAAACCATGAGCGCTGATGTGATTCAGGACAATTTCAAAATCGAGGCGTACGGGACGTTCACCCCGCCGCCTTCGCCGTGCGGCAACCCCGACTGTGGATACGAGGAGTTGGTCCTCGTCCACTCTGATGAATGTGAGGATGAATAATGGCTCTCGGCTATAACGAAACTTTAAGAGACAACCAGCTCGACGAGATCACCGGACTGGCCGGCGGTTCGGCTCTGCTCAAGGTCTTCTCTGGCTCTCGTCCGGCGACGGGTGGAGCGGAAACGACCAAACTCTCCGAACAGGTTTGTAACGCCACCTTCGCCGCCGCCGCTACTGGTGGGGTGCTCACCTTGAACGCGATCGCTGACGACACGTCGGCTGACAATACGGGTACTGCTTCGTGGTTCCGTATCGAGTCGTCTGGTGCCACTCATGTGATGGACGGAGACGTGGCCACGTCGGGTGCCGACTTGAACTTCGACAGTGTCTCCTTTGTCGCGGGTGGAACTGTTGCTGTTAGCTCCTTCACCGTCACCGCGGGCAACGCCTGATTCTGAATGGTCTGCACCGGCAACGGCGCTGACCATTGCTGCTGGTGGGAGGGGAAGGTCTGCGTCTTCCTTGAAGAGAACACGATGGCCGACCGGAGGTGGGTGTGCGGTCTTCGCCGTGAGTTGGGGTCGTGGGACAAGGTCCACGTTGACGCCCGGTACCTGAAGTCCGTCCGGCCGTTTTGGGGGAAGCACAACCCGACTCTGAACTGTGGTACCTGGGGACCAGGGACAGGCCAATGCTGCTTTAAGGAGGGCTGATGGCCACCTGGACAAGACAGAACACCAACCAGGTCCAGTCGGCCGACGCAGCACTGACCGGTGCTCTCGACCTCGATAACGGTACCGCCCCGGGCGATTTCGACCCAGCGGGTGTGAACAGTGTCCGCTTCCAACTTTCTGTTACTGGTGCAGGGTTCGGCGATGATCGTTGGACGGCTTTACGGCGTTCGTCGCTGGGCACTGGCTCCCTTGACCCTGACCCTTCCACGGTGTTCGCCACGGTTGACACCACCGACGCGTCAGGGTTGGCGAACACTTCCAACGCGTTTGACCTGACCGACTCGGCTCCTGACACGGGATTGTCGACTGCTGGTTGGGAAGCGACAAGGGTTGTGGCGTCGGGGATTTCGATAGCGTCTGAGTACGCCACCTACCAGCAGACCAAAGGCAAAGACGGGACCACACTGACCATCGGGGTTGGTGACCTGACCGTCACCATCGACTACACACCGGGATCGTCTTCGTTCACTGGTAGCGCTGCCGTAACTCAAGCCGCCGATTCGTCCACAGCTTCGGGAACTTTCGTCGCTCCGACGTTCACAGGAACGGCTTCGCCAACCCAGGAGGCAGACACTTCCACCGCCTCCGGTACTTTTACGGGCCCGTCGTTCACGGGGACGGCGAACCCGACCCAAGCCGCGGACACGTCAACGGCGTCGGGAACTTTCGTAGCTGGTCCGGTGACGGGTACTGCGTCTCCAACTCAGGAAGACGACACCAGCACCGCTTCGGGAACGTTCGTCAACCCGACCTTGACTGGTTCGGCTGCGGTCATACAAGAAGACGACGCCTCCGCAGCGTCAGGTTCGTTTGTCGCTCCGGTGTTCACCGGGAGTGCGGCGGCCACGCAAGCCGATGACACTTCGACAGCGACCGGAACTTTCGACTCGGGGACGTTCACCGGCACCGCGGCTGTAATTCAGGAGGGCGACTCTTCGGCGGCGTCGGGAACGTTCACCTCTGATGCCAAGGTCGGCACCGCCGCCGCCGTTCAGGAAGACGACACGGCCACGGCGAGTGGAACTTTCGTTCCTGGGCCGGTCACGGGAACCGCCGCCCCGACACAAGCCGACGACACGTCTACTGCGGAGGGGTCGTTTGTCGCTCCGGTGTTCACCGGAACCGCAAGTCCTACTCAGGAAGCGGACTCGAGCACAGCTAGCGGTACCTTCGATCCGGGTACGTTCACTGGTTCCGCTGCTGTCACCCAGGAATCTGATACGTCAACCGCGTCGGGCACGTTCACCGCCGACCCCGAAGCACCGTTCGACCCGGTCCTCATCACTATCCCCTTCGTCCCGAAGATTGTTGTACCCGTCGTTTTCAAACCGGAGGTGGAGCTGTGAGCCATGTGACCAGACGGAGCATTCACGGTTTCGCCAACCGGGGGTTGGACCTGACGATTGCTGTCACCACCTCCGAGGACCACACCGATTTCACTGCGGTCACCTTCCGGGTCGGCGCCGTCGAGAAAACCTCGTTGACTCCTGGTGACACGCCCACAGGGTTCGACGTTGACCTGACGTTGACCGCCGCGGAACTCGCGATCACTCCGGGTGTGTACCAGTGGGAGCTGGTTGCGACGTTCGGCGGGCAGGTACGGACTGTCGGCCGGGGAGATTTCACAATCAGTGAGGAACCGACGGAGGCGCCAGAAGAATGACCTTCAAACAGACTGTCGCACCCACAACCCTGCCCGTAACCCTCCAGGAAGCTAAGGACCATCTTCGGGTTGATGTCACCGATGATGACGGGTTGATAACCGCCCAAATCAACGCGGCCACTTCGTGGGTGGAGGAGTACACGGGCCGCCAGCTCATAACGGCCACGTACCTGCTGACCTTGGACTGCTTCCCCTTTTGGGACACGACATCGATCACCCTCCCCCGTCCTCCCGCCATTTCGGTCACGTCGATCACTTACACGAAAACGGACGAAACCGAAGGCACCGTGACCGGCACCGACTACGTACTCGACAACTCCGACGACCTTGGACGGCATCGGGTGTTTCTCAAAGACGCTTTCTCGTGGCCGTCCGACACTAGGAACCACGCCGCTGTTCGAGTCCTCTATAAGGCAGGGTACGGGGCGGCGGCGTCGGCGGTGCCGGAAGTGTTCAAGTCGGCGATCAAACTCATGGTCGGTGACATGTACGAGAACCGGGAACGGACGGTTGTCGGAACGATCACATCGCAGCTTCCCACCCTCGAATCGTTGCTGCGGAACCGTCGGGTTGATTGGGTATGAGGGCCGGGAGTTTACGGAAACGGTTGACGTTCCAAACGCAATCCACCTCTCAGGACGCTACCGGTGAAACCGTCGATACCTGGACTGACAGTTTCGTCGTATGGGGTTCGGTCGAAGACCTCAACGCTAAAGAAGCCCTACGAGACACCGCCTACACCGCTCAGATCACCACGGTCGTGACCATCCGTCACCGGGAAGGGATCCTCTCCGGCCAGCGCATTGTCACCGGTTCTAGAACCCTTGAAATCGCAGCCCCTCCCATCGATAAAAAGGGAAGAGTCCGCGAACTCGAAATCTTGGTGAAAGAGATCACGCCGTGAACGCCGACGTGGAACTCAAAGGGTTGGGCGACCTCGAGGCCGCCCTCAAATCTATCGACGACCAACTCAACACAGTGATCATGGACAGCCTCGAAGAGGTCGGCAACGAAATGGCCCAAACGATGAACCAGATCGACCGGCTCAACGTGGCACACGACACGTTCACCGCCGACCGAAGGAAAACGACGGTGGGGGTGGGTCCGTCGAAAGCCGGCGGCCGCGCCCACATCGTGAGATTTCACGAGTTCGGCACCGTCCACCACGGCGCGACGCCGACCATCCGAGTGGTCGCCGACAGTAACGAGACGACATCGAAGGTGAAAGCGAAGATGGCCCGCCGGTTGAAGCAGGCTATCGCCATCGCGGGGAAAGGGGCTAAACGAAGTTGAGCCTCGAGAGCGACCTGTACACAGCTTTGAGCAATCACGGCGGACTGTCGGCTTTGGTGGGCACCCGGATCTACCCGAACCGGCTGCCCGACAACCCGACGCTCCCCGCGGTCGTGTATCAACGGATCACGACAAACCACAACCTTGCGTCGGGGAACGTGCCCCTGATACGTGCCCGCATGCAACTCGACTGCTACGACGACTCGTATCTGAGTGTTGTCGCTGTCACCGCCCAGGTACACGCGTGTCTGGATATGGCTTCGCCTACCGGGTTGGCTGCGGCGGTCCCCGAGAACGACGACGACATGTATGACGGCGACGCGCTACTCCACCGCCGCCGCCTTGACGTTTTCGTATGGAAAAACCAGTGAAAGGTAACTGATGGCTGAACTTGTTCTCCTCAACCCCAAGATGTATGTCGCTGGCTTGGACTTTTCCGGGTCGTACTCCCAGCATGCGCTTGTCATGGACGCCGACTCTCCGGAGTTCACGGCTTTTGGCGACACTACGAGGGAGTACCTGGGCGGGTTGATCGGTGTCGGGTCGGAGCATGAAGGGTTTTTCGACGGGCCTGTGGATAACGACCTGTTCACGAACATGGCGGCAGCAGCACGGAATATGACGTTGACCCCGGACGGCGGGGTGGAAGGCGATGTCGCCTTCTTCGCACAGACGATCGGCACCTCTTACGCGCCGGGTGCGAACGTCGGTGACGCCTACGCGTTCTCGGCGTCGAACCAGGTTTCGGGGGTTCTCACCCGTGGGCTGGTCTTCACTAACGGTACTGAGGTCGCCACGGATGATGGCACCGCCTTCAACCTGGGGGCTGTCGCCGCGGGTCAGAAACTGCGTGCTTCGCTTCATGTCCTTGCTGTTGCCGGGTCTTCCCCGGAGGTGGACGTGATCATCGAATCGGACACGCTCGAAGCGTTCACCGACACTCCCGCAACCCAAATCACCTTCGCCCAACTCACAGACGTTGGTGGTGAGTACGCCACCGCGGACGGTGCCATAGCCGACACCTGGTACCGGGCGTCCTGGACGTTGGGTGTTAACACCGACTCCGCACTCATCGCCGTTTCTGTCGGCATCGCCTAAACCAAACCCGACGGTCTAGGCCGTCCTCCTGAAAGGAAACCCATATGGCTGAGTTTGTTTTTCTCACGCCTCAAGTACTGATCAACTCTGTGGACCTGTCCGACCATTTGAAGTCGGCGACCCTCACCTACACAGGCGACGCCCAAGAGATCACTGCCTCGGGCGATGGCACCAGGGAGTACCTTGGTGGCCTTAAGGCGTGGTCAGTGTCCTTGGAACTGAACCAGGATTATGCCGCGGACGAAGTGGACATCACCTTGTTCTCACTTGTCGGGACGGTCACAGCTTTCGAGCTGAAAGCTGACGACGCCACAACCACGACAACCAACCCGTCGTATGAGGGGAACGTTGTTGTCACCTCCTACCAGCCGATAGGCGGGTCGATCGGTGACGCGGTGATGGCTCCCGTCTCTCTGCAGGGTTCCGGAACTCTGACTAGGGCTACCACGTAAATGGGTCGTTTCGCTGATGCCTCAGCCAAAACCCGGTACGACCTCGCTGACGGTGAGGATTGGGTCGAGTTCCGTTCGGAACTGTCCTACGCCGAATCCCAGCAGGTCGAATCGGGTGCGTTCGTCGGGAAGCTCGACCAGGAAACCCAGGAGATGGATGTCGGTGTTGATTGGGCTGCCTATGGGGTGAACCGTCTTTCGGGGTGGATTGCTGACTGGTCGTTCACCGGCGACGACGGCAAGAAAGTTTCGACTACTCGAACGTGGATCGGCCGGCTGTCCGACGCCACCGCCCAAGAGTTGGGCGAACTGTTGGATAAGCATATTGAGGCGTTGGACGGTGACGAGGGAAAAGACGGGAGCGGCGAAGCCTCCTGATCCTGTGCAAATGGTTCGGGTGGTCGTGGGCTGATGTCCAGTCCGCCCCTGCCGGGGTTGTTGACGAGGGGTTCCGGTTGATGGAGGACTCCGAGTCCGAAGAGGCGAAGGCTGCCGCCGCGGCCGAACTGCATTTGAAGGCGTTGAAGGCCGCTAAGGCCGCGAAGGGAAGGTGACATCGTGGCCACAGTCGCCGAAGTGGAAGCACTCCTGAAAGCCCGCGACGAAATGTCGAAGGTTTTGAACAAGGCTCAACAGAACGCCAAAACCGAAACCGGGAAAATCGGCAGCCACTTCGAGCGGATGGCCGAACGGGCTAAGCGGGCCGGTGCAGGCATGCAGTCGGCCGGGAAGAGTCTGACCCGTAGTGTCACCCTGCCGCTGCTGGCTGCGGGCGCGGCTGCTGTGTCCCTGGCGAACAAACAGGCCGACGCCGAAGCCAAACTCCAATCGTCTTTCGATTCGATGGGTGCTGCCGCGTGGACGAACACCGCCGCGTTGAAAGCGAACGCTGCGGCCATCCAAAGCATCTCCACTTTCGGTGACGAAGCGGTCATCGACATGCAGGCTGTTTTGCTCACGTTCGGTGATGTCACCAACCAAGTCGGAGAAGGCAACGACGTTTTCGACAAGGCCACGATGTCCATTGTTGATTTGTCGGCGAAAATGGGTCAGGACTTGCAGCAGAGTGCGGTGATGGTCGGCAAAGCGTTGAACGACCCGATCGCCGGGTTGACCGCGATGCGTCGGGTGGGTATCCAGTTCACCAAACAGCAGGAAGACCAGATCAAGGTCATGGCCGAGTCGGGCGATAAGCTGGGCGCTCAGAAGATCATCCTCGCCGAGTTGGAACGCCAGTTCGGTGGGACCGCCGAACAGATGGCCGGAACTGACGCCGGGAAAATGAAACAGGCGATGAACACTCTCGGCGACTCCGCTGAGTCTGCGGGCCGGATCATCACCCCGGTTTTGGTGAAACTGTCGGGGGCGTTGAAAAGTCTTGCGGCGTGGTTCGAGAACCTCACCCCGGGTCAGAAGGAGATGGTTGTCCGCATGGCCGCGATCGCCGCGGCGGTGGGCCCGGTCCTTTTCATCCTGGGGAAACTGGTCAGTTCGTTCGGACTCGTGATGAGAGCATTCTCCGCGATGTCAACGCTGATGATGGCCAACCCATGGTTACTTCTGATCGCCGCGGTGATCGCTCTAACCGTCCTGATTATCGCCAACTGGGACAAGATCAAGGCTTTCCTGTTCGAAACGTGGGAGCAGATCAAACGGGGTGCGTCCAATATTTGGAATTCAATCACAGGTTTCTTCACGGGTACCTTCGACAAGATCAAAGAGCTGGCTGCTGGTGCGGCTAACTGGGTGCGTGACCGTTTCAACGCCCTCGTCGACTTCTTCACGGGTATGCCGGGCCGTATCGGCCGGGCGATCGGCGGGGTAGCCAACCTGATTACTTCCCCGTTCAAAGCGGCTTTCAACGCGATAGCGAAACTGTGGAACAACACGGTCGGGAAACTCAAATTCGAGATTCCAGGTTGGGTTCCGGGTATCGGCGGTAACAAGTTCAACGTCCCGCAAATCCCGACGTTCCATGAGGGTGGAACTTTCCGTGCCCCTCCCGGCCAGCGTGAAGGGTTGGCTCTGCTCGAGGACGGCGAGACGGTCACTCCTGCTGGTGGTGGTGGGGTAACTCACAACTGGTATATCAGTCAGCCGATAGACGCTGCCGCCGTGTTTGATCTGGCCGCTTGGAAAATGCGAACGGCGGGAACATGAGAGCCTGCGAAGCTCCGCTTGTGCGAGGCCCTCTCAAGGGTCTGCCGACCACCGGGACCGTAGCGGGAGACAACCGCCACCGGAGGGCGGGGGAACCATTGTGCGTTCCCTGCTTGGAAGCGAAGAACGCGAAGAACCGTCGAAGGTACGCGGCCAACCCCGAAAAGGATATGGATAAGACCCGTCGATGGCGAGCAGCCAACCCCGAAAAGAGGCGAGAGCAGGACCGGCGATGGGGGGCTGCAAATCCCGAAAAGGTGCGGGAGTGGAACCGGCAATGGAACGCTGCCAACCCTGAGAAGAGGCGAGACGCAACTCGGCGGTGGAGGGCCGCCAACCCTGAGCTGAGCCGCGAGCAGTGCCGCCGTCGGCGTTCGCTAAAGGCCAAAGCTCTCACCATTCCTTTCACAGCCGACCAGCTAGCCCACCGCATGGCGTTTTGGGGGAATGCTTGTTGGTTGTGCAGAGGCGAGTATCAGGAGGTCGACCACGTGATACCTATCTCTCTCGGCGGTCCACACATCCTTGCCAACCTGCGTCCGGCGTGTCGGTCGTGCAATGCGTCTAAGGGCGCCCGGAAGGTGGCCTAAGTGGCCGACTACCAGGGCAGCTACAACGGGCTTTCCTTCGGGGCAACCACCGATTTCACCGTCCAACGGTTGAAGTGGTACCGCCGGTCCACTCAGATTCTCACACCGGACCTCCCACGGGGACACGGCGGGCTGATCGGCGCGTCGTATGAGGCGGCACGGATTGTCGAAGTCGACTTCGGTGTGAAAGCCTCCACCGCCGAACTCCTTGTCACGAACTTGGATTCCCTGTTCTCGGCCTTCGCTCCTCTCGTGGATTCTGAGTTGCCGTTCGTGTTCGGTTTGCCCGGCCAGGCTGACAGGGTTATTTTCCTGCGGCCGCAGGAGGGCGACTCTGAGTTGGACCCTTCCGATTGGGCGTCGAAGTCGGAGATGGTGCCGTTCCGTTTGGTCGCTTCGGACCCTGCCATCTACGACAACGCGCTCTCGTCGGAAACCCTGGATGTGTTCGCCGCTTCGGCGGGCTTGTCCTATCCGGTCACGTATCCGAAAGCCTACGGCGCTAGCGGGTCGGGTGCGGGAACGACGGTTACCAACAGCGGGGACTGGGAGACGTGGCCTGTCCTAACCATCTCAGGGCCTTCGTCGGGCACGTTGACCAATCCGATCGTCGAAAACGTGACCACCGGTTTGAAGATTGCGTTGACGGCGAACGGCGGGGCGAGTATCACCACCGGTCAAACCCTCATCATCGACACTCACCCTGCCAGTCGGAGTATCGCGTTTTCTACTGGCGCTTCACGGCGGGGGAAAATGTCGACTGATTCGGATTGGTGGCCGCTCGAACCCGGCAACAACGAACTCAGGTTCAGAGCCTCCGGTACGACCACCGCCGCTACCTGCCTCGTCGAATTCAGAAGCGCAAGGATTTAAGGAGTCCACATGGCCACAGCGACCATCCTCACTCGAAGCATCCAACAGGAGGCGTTGTCCGCCGCCTCAGATCGTCTGGTCAACAGTGTCCTTCTAAACGAGGGCGTAGTCGACGTGGCAGGCGGCTCCTATTCGGTCGCTGAAAACACCGGGTCGGACATGAACATTCTCGTCGGATCAGGAACCGCTTTCGACAAGGCAGTCGTCGAAGGCGACGTGTCCGGGCAAGGAACGTTCATCTGCGAACACCAAAACGCCACGCAACAGTTGGCGATCTCTGCTTCCGACCCGTCGTTGGATCGGATCGACCGGGTCGTTTTGCAAGTCTTCGACGACACGTTCGACAGCTCAGGGTTGGACGAATCCGACCTGGTCGTAGTCGAAGGAACCCCCGACGCGGCGCCGGTCGCCCCTGCCCTACCAGACGGGGCTATC